GTTATTTTGCTTACATTTCCTATGATTTTATGTTTTTGTGGGGATTGGGGTAGAACTGTTGTTGCTGAAGGTTTCATTGCATTGCAAAACATGCCATCTTTTTATCAGTATTTTGTAGGTTCTGCGGTTGCGGCAAGTTTTGGTATTAAGGGCGCGGCGAAAGTATTCGGCAAAAAATAATTTTTTATAGGTGTAAAAATGAAATTAACTGATGGTCAAATAAAAGACTTATTGCATGGTAATCAAAATTGGGACGATTGGGTAGAACCAATGCAGAAACTATTGCCGCAATATGAAATAAATACCCCAGCACGAATTGCTGGGTTTATTGCTCAATGTGGACATGAAAGTTTAAATTTTAAAGTTTTAGAAGAAAATTTGAATTATTCTGCCAAAGGTTTAAACGCAATCTTTCCTAAATACTTTAAAAATGCTGGTAGAGACGCAGAGAAGTACCACAGAAAGCCTCAAGACATAGCCAACGTAGTTTATGCTAATAGAATGTCTAACGGCGACACAGAATCAAATGACGGCTGGAAATTCCGAGGCCGAGGGGTCATTCAATTGACAGGTCGTTCAAATGTCACAAGATTTGGTGATGATATTGGGAAGCGTGTTGATGAAACCATTGAATATTTAGAAACAAAAATGGGTGCTTTGCATAGTGCTTGTTGGTATTGGGACAATAGAAACATCAATCGCTCGGCAGATGATGGTGATATTGTAGTTATGACAAAGCTTGTAAATGGTGGAACAATTGGCCTTGAAGACAGGCGGCACCATTATATTAGGGCTATTGAAATACTTGATGGCACTTATGTTCCAAAGCCTACAAGAGTTTTATTAAAGGTTGGAAGTACAGGTTCAGAAGTAAAATCCGTGCAAAAAGCTTTGGGTTTAGATGCTGATGGGCATTTTGGTCTAGTGACGAAATCAAAGGTTATGGAATGGCAAGAAAGCAACGGATTGACTGTTGATGGTATTGTTGGAAATAAAACTTATTATAAATTAATTGGCTAAATTATGAAGACAGTTTTGGGTCATGAAGGTAAGCTATCACAAAAGCAAATAACTAGATTAGGTGGTTTAATTGCATTGGTATGTGGTAGAACGCCTTATCCACATATTGTAGAAGATTTGGAAAGTAATAATTTTCTTACTTTGGATAAACAGCTAACTCAAGATGGCAAAGTAGAATTAAGAAGATTGACCGCAATGGCTGGTTTAAGGCCAGAACAATTTACCGAAAATTAATCATTTTATATTGTTTTTTTTGTGTGTTTATGGTTAATAGGTTTGTGGGTGGTTAAAATCAAAATCTTATTTTAACATCGGGCGATTTAAAGTTTCTTTTGACCTAGTTGCTACCAAATGCGCTAACATTATAACAACGCCACCCACACGATTTCATTAACAATTTATAACGTCTTCTTTTTTTCTAGGCAGTCTGTGTGCTTTACTCAGAGACATAACAGAGCCTAACCTCATATTTAAAAGAGTTGCTATTTTTTCATGATCAAAACCTTCATGCATAAGGTTATTAATTCTAATGCAGTTAGGGCTTAAATATTTAGGTGATCTATTCATTCCACCTTTGTTTGGCATAAGCGCACCCCTATTAAAGTTTCCGTTCATGCTTTTTTCAAATTTTTTGCGACCATCTTCTTTTTTTATTACAGAGTTCATCAATGCTATTGCTTCGTCCTGTGATGGCTTTCTACCATTTTCTTCAATAAATTCTTTTAAGAAGTTTCTCATATGTCATAACCTTGTTCATGTTTTTGTTTCTTGAAATAAAACAAATTTTCCTTTGCATTGTAATATTCGTTTCTAGCATTCGGGTTTTTCCCGTCAGTCCATTGCACTAGCTTTTCATCTAGCTCGTTTTTTAACATTTTGTATTCGCTTATCATTGCTTTATTTAATGATTTTACAGCAATATCTTTTTTTACCTCTTGCCGTTTTTTAATTATTTCATATTTAATTTCTTTGAGCATCTTTATACTATTTAACATGCTGTTTAATTGGCTATCTACCCTATCCAAAGAAGTCATTAATTCATTGTATTGCTTATCGTTCATTTTTTATCCTACCAAGGTTTACATAAAGCGGCCATATTTTTGCAACCAATAGTCTTGGTCTCTAATGTGTGCTTGATAAACCTTCATTGCACGCTTTACGTTATCAGGTTCATCCCAACCTTCATTAATTTTACGGAATAACCAAGGTAAGTCTTTACCATAAAACTCACATCGTTTTTTCAAAACAGTTTTTGCGCCTTTAATTTGCATTTTTATTACTCCCATTTCTATGTGCTAAAACAAATTTATAAACTTCAGCATTTCTGGAAAACCTTTCTTTGTTTTCCTTATGGTGCGCCCAGCCAGTTCTACGATAATTCGCGCTGGCATGGTCTCTATCTATTTCAGACATTTTTAAGTGCGCCAAGAGTTCTTCTGTAGAATACGCTTGGTAAGCAAAAATTAGCTGACCTTCATATTGTTTTCTAAACGCTTGATAGTCTTTGTGCGCATCAGCCATAGGTGCATTATTATCCATATTATACCCCCTATTCGTAAAAGGCTAAATCAAAGCCCCAATAAGTTTCGCAATGTCCCCAGTCTGCGCTTGCAAAGACATTGATTGCCCAATCATAAGGTCCACTTTCCCAGCAAACGTGCCAAGCATTTTGCACATATCCATGTGCTGTGCTTTCAATTGGTGATTTTATCCAGACTTCCCATTTAGGGTCAGCCCCTTGAAGTTTACAAATTCGGCAAAGTTCTTTGTATAAAGCTTTAGCCGCCCCACCCTTTGTTTTATATTTTGCTGGGTTCCAATTTATATTGAAGTTGCCTTCTGGTGAATAAATTTTCATAGCGATACCTCTTTGATTAGGTAATATCTGGCGTATCTTTTGCCAGAACCATTATTTTGTTCCATAATTGTTTCGATAACATATCCTTTTTCTTTTAGTCTGAAAATTATATCAGCTAATCGTGTGCATCTGAAATTTTGGATAGCATCCCAAGAAGTTATTCCTTCAGTGCTTTTGCGTAAATAAATTAAAATTTGCTGTTGTTGAGTTAGCATCAGTATCTCCATTGCGCTGTAAAAGTTAAATTGTTTTTTGAGCCAGATACGATTGCTCCGATGTAATCCCATCCAGTATTTTCTGCGATGAAGTTGCCATGAGCATTAGCTTCATCTAAGTTTGAAAATTTCTTATCGCTTATAATCATTTTTTGTCCCTTCATATTATTTATATATACTTAATATCCGATACTGTTAATCATGTCAACAATAATTATAGATTATTTATAAAATAAACGTATTAGACCCCTATTTTAGCACTTCTAATGCGTAAAAAAGTGTTTTATATATGTTAACAATCTTAACAGGCACAAAATATGTCCATTAAAAACTGTGAATTTATAGTTGCTGGAAAGCCAACTGGCAAAGCTCGACCAAGATTTACGAAGCAGGGACACGCATATACGCCAAAAGAAACTCGCCAGCGTGAAACTTTGATAAAGCAAACAGCTTGGGTTGCTATGCAGAACTCTAGACTAAAAGTTACTGAACGCAGGGTGAGTGTTATAGTTTCATTCTATTTTGATGTTCCAAAATCATATACGAAAACTAAAACAATTCTTTGTCAGTCAGGCGTTTTGATACCATCTAAGCCTGATATTGATAATTTAGCTAAAGCTGTCTTAGACGGATGCAATGAGGTTGTTTATAGGGATGATGCACAGGTTTGGCATTTGTCTGCATTTAAGAGCTATTGCAAGCTAGGGCAAAAAGCAGAAACGCAAGTAAAAATTCAATGGGACGATTTATCAGAATAAGTATAATCAGCACCATACTTTTCTCTCCAACCGTGTTTATCTTTATGTATTGCTATTTTTGAATTATCCCAAAGACCCTGATGGTGTCCTTCACAAAGTGGTATTGCATCTAAATCAGATGTTTTTTCACCGCTAAATCTGTCGTGGAAAACATGATGTGCTGTTGTTGGAGACATTTGTGGCTCATGGAATGTTTGACATATTATGCAATTTCGCTGTCTGATTTCATTTAAAAAATTTTTATTTTTTATTGGCTTTGGTTTTTTAAAATTTGGTTTAGTCATTTAAAGACAATCCAACTGGCCTAAGTTTTGGTGTTAGATAAATAGAAGATGCTTTGTCTGTTTCTATACACTGTGCCATACTATCCATATCTTCATATGGTTTATATACAGATGGCAAGGCGTTTCCACATTCGTATGCGTTTCTATATAAGGTTTTCTTTTCTATCTCTACGCCAGCAACGACATAGGTTAATACTAAAAATGTGTAAAAAGTCATTTTAACAATTCCAAAGGGTCAGTTCCTATCGCTTCTGCGAGTTTTTCCATTGCTAACTCAAAAAACTCATTAAATTCTTTTTGGTTCATTTTATTCATAGCGATTGTATCTGGAAAATAATAAATACCACCAAATTCGCTTACGACTGTTTGAAAAAAACCACAGGCCATTTTAAGTTCTCTGTGCAAATTATCAGAGTTAGGCCATTTGCCTGTCGCTTTACAGGCTTTGCCAAGAATTGACCAATATAGCTTATGATGTTGTTCTGATCTTTTTGACCTTAATACCAGATCAAATTCAGCGTTATGTGTTGCTAGCACTAACTGCTCCGCATCATATGCGGAACAGGGTAGTAGCTGTCCATCTTGTAGCTTAACCGATATTCTTGGTTTATTGCTCAAAACGGTATTGTGTCTTCAAGATCATCACCAGTGCCAAGATATGTTGGCTTTAATCCACCAGCAGTTTCAGCAGTTGGGTGTGGGTCGCCTGATGCCTTGCCAGCTAGTGCAACGCTATTTGCATTTACCTCTAAATATTTTTTATCGTTATATTCGCGCCAAGAAAATTCCCCATTAACCACAACAGGCTGTCCCTTCCTAAGATATGGAGAAACCGCTTTACCAGCCTTTCCCCAATAAGAAACACTAAACCAATATGTTTCTTTGGTTCTTCTATCATTAACAGCTATATCAAAGCCGCAAACATCCATGCCACCTTGCGTTGTTCTTACAACAGCATCTTTTGCACAGTTTCCATATATAGTAATATTTTTCATTTAGCTTACCCCTAGCTCTATTGATTTGTTTTCCCATGCAGTAGATATTTTATCCGAAAACGCCTTATCTGTTTCTGCAATTTCTTTTATTAAGTTAAATGCTTTGTCAAACATAGCATCAAAATTATCAGCTGTAGCAGTTTCTATAAACTTCATTAGCTTAATACCACGCTGTTCTGGTGTTTCTACAGGCTTAGATTTCTGGGCTACAGGGGCAGTTCTACCATTTGCCATATTCCCATCATCATCTTCAATAGGTACGCCTGTAAGGGCAGATAATCCATATCTACGCGCATATGTGATTGCACCCCCCATTGATTGCATATCGTTTGCTTTATATTCTAAGTAAACTTTGCAAGAAAATGACCCACCTGATGTATGCCTAAGTATCGTTTCAACGTAAGTACCAAGATTATCTCTGTCTGGACATTGCTGTATAATAAATCCGTTAGCATGGAATGGTGGATAAACAGCATTTTGTATTGCTGTAAGATCAGCATATTTATTTTTTAGAAATGGATTTTTAGAATTTTTAAAAGCCGCACCCATTTCAGCCTGTGCTTTTGCGAATGCAACAAGGGCATTTTGATATGCAGTATCATTGTCCCTTATGTAATCTGTAATTTCATTTGTCATATTATTTAGTCCTTATAGATATAGTTTGAGCACCAGTGACTAATTCAGCCCCATCAATTTTGATACCCGCTTTGAGTTGTTTTTTTATTTCTGTTTTATCTGGTGTGATAGACACCTTAGTTAATTGTGTTGGAATTTCATTAGGATTAATGATGTTTACGCTTTCAATACCTTTCCTCAAAGATATGGTTGCTAGAGCGTGTGGAATTTTAGTTTGATTTGCACATAGCATAATGGTCTTGAGCATTTTAGTAAGCTTCTGCTTTCTTGCATCATGACCTGATTTGCGTTCTGCATATCTTTTAGAAACATCTGCACATGAATTTGACCATGCTTCAGCTTCAGAAATTTTTAATAATATAGATGTAACTAAATCCAATACATCTGTTTCGCCGTCTAGAGTTGTCCAGAAAGCGTCTTGATCATCACGATATGGCTCTAGTTCTTCAGCAATCGCAGTAATCATCGCAGAGTCAATTCTCATTATTAGACTCCTTTGAATTAAATAGATCAATAGCATTAGCAATTGCTTTATCTATTGTCTGTATAGCATTAGCTGGAAAACTTTGTGCAAGAAATTCCGCAGAGTTAATTTTACCAGCTTTTTCAAGGTCTAATAGCTTTAAGCTATGATTTGCTATTTCATTAATTATTTGAGATTTTACAAATCTAAGTGGTGGGTTCTTTTTCATATTTTATCTCCTGTCCATATTATATGTTTACAATTATTAATGATTAGTTTAATTAATGTAAAGAATAAAATAAATTATTTAACATTGGAGAATAAAATGAAAGCAAGATTACTTACAAGCGATGAAGTCAGAGATAAGCTAATTGACAGAAGGTTATCATATGTTGCTGATAAATGCGGATTAACTTATATGTCTTTATCTAGGATAAGAAAAAATGAAGGCAATCCATCACTAGCTACATTAGAAAAGCTATCAGAATACTTTGATGAAAATAAATAAAACCCTACGCTGTGAAAGGACAAGAGACTCAGCGCAGGGTTTAAGTTTGGTGTGTACGAGCAGTAAACCCCAATTGCATTCAGTTATACACAATGATTTTCAATTGACAAGAAAAAAGTTGATATTTTTATATAATTCTTTAAATAGATTATAGGACAAGAGAAAGGACACCTAAATTATGAGCATGAAAGCGGTTGTATGGGCATTACACCAGCCTGATTTAACCCCATCCCAGAAAATTGTATTATTGATGCTATCCGATAGACACAATCCAGACCTCGGATGTTTCCCAAGCATTAAGAGAATGTCTAAAGATTGCAATATGTCTCGAAGCTCAATATTCGCACATTTAACTGTCTTAGAGAAAAAGGGATTGATAGAGCGCAAGGGCAGATGCAGAGAAGATGGACAGCAAACATCTAATGAATATTACCTTAATATAGATAATGGGGTACAGAATATAGATGCAGGGGGTGCAAAATCTGGACTATCCCCCATCCAGAATTTAGACACCAATAACCATGTAAGTATTAATCATGTAAATAAACCTATATTAAGATCAATTTCTATTGGCTTTGATAATTTTTGGGCAATATATCCCAGAAAGGTTGGAAGGGCTAATGCTGAGAAAGCTTTTTCTAAAGCATCACATGCTGTCGGTGTAGATAAAATACTAGATGCCGTAAAGCCATATGCAGATAGTGTATCCCATAAAGAAAAGAAATTTATACCTCACCCTGCAACTTGGCTTAATCAAGGCAGATGGGACGATGAATTGGAAAAGCAAGAGCATGGAATTGATCACCTATTTAGGGATATGGTCAATGATCTAGCAAGGGTTAGGATTACATCAGATGAATAAATTACCAGCAATGCAATCAAAAATTTTAGATAATGATCAGCTTAGTAAGCACAGGGCTTGCATAGCAATAAAAGCACAGGGGCTTATGAGTAGATATTATGAAGTTCCGCAAGATGAATATGTCAAACGAGATATTTTGATGGGTTGGATGGATATGCTACAGGATTATACACAGGCAGAAATAACCAAAGCTTGCTCTCAATATCTTATAGATTATCCAAACAGAAGACCACATGAAGGTCTTATTCTAAAAATTATCTTGGCAGACAGAAAACACAAATTAAAGATTGCACCAAAGATGCAGATAGAGTCCAAGAGTAGAAAAAATCCTGATGCACAACAGAGGAAAAAAACAGCAGAAGAAATAATGTCAAAATTCAGAAAAATATGGTAGTATGCGGAAGGGTCTTAAGTCCTTAGAACATCCTCCCATGTTCCCCCTCTCGTTCCCTTATCCATGAGAGGGGTTTTTATTATAAATAACCTTATTGATTAATATTAAAACTCAATCTATAAAATATATAACAACAGGAGTTGATAGCATGAACCAGTGGGCTTCAAATAGCGTAAAAAAATTAAAGGTCGTTGACCTTATTCCAAATGATAGAAATCCAAAAATACATCCAGATACACAAATTATACAGCTTGCTAATAGTATAAGGGAATGGGGTTGGACTATGCCAATACTCGTTGATGAAGAAAATGGCGTAATAGCAGGGCATGGAAGGTTGTTTGCGGCAAAAGAGTTACAGCTTGAAGAAGTTCCATGTATGGTCGCAGTTGGTTGGACAGACGAACAAAAAAGAGCTTACATAATTGCAGACAATAAGCTTGCTGAAAACAGCAAGTGGGATACTGGAATGTATTTCTCTGAACTTAAAGAAATGAGCAATCAAGGATATGATCTTACAAAAATGGGTGTAGACATAGATTTGTCGGTATTTAATTATCAACCATCTGTATCTCCAACATTCGATGCATCTGAAATTGACGAGAACAAGATGATAAGTGCCGCGCAAAAAATGGAAGATGATCAAGTCAATAGAATGAATACCCAACAAGGCACAGATGTAGTCTGTCCAGAATGCGGCGAAGAATTTACATTTACAGGTAATTAGTATGACTGATACAGAAAGACTTATAAAAAATTTACGGTCTGCAGAGTATATTTATGCTAAAACATATCCTACAATGCCACATTACTACACAGTTGGCAGAAAATGGAAAAATCATTCTGAGTTCTTGTGGACGTGCCATGCTATAAAAACTTTTGGTAAATTGCAGTATTTTATGACAAAGCCTCGCAGATATTTTTATGTAGATGGGTGGCAATATTGGATAATGTCTGACAATCCAAATGATTGCAAAATACTTAATAGAGCAAGAGAAGGTCTAATAAAACCCAAGCCTATTCCTGAGAAATTTCTATGATAATCAAGAAAATAGAATGGGAACAGGTAAAGACAATACCTCAAAAATATAACAAAGAATTTGCAATGTTTGCTCAACATAAAAAGCCGCATATTTGGCTTGGTGCTTACATGAGTGATGGGGAAGAAGACTTTCCACAGTATAATAATTTACATTTGATGGGTGTAGGCAAGATTTTGTTTTTGACAAAATATCACGCAAGAAATTGTAGTGATTTTACAATCCCAATGTATAGAAGAATGGGTGTTAGTACAAGGCTTACCCAAGAGCGAGAAAAAATAGCTATTGAATATGCTTGTACTAAGATTGATTACATCGCGGATGTATCTTTGGAATTTTCTATACCAGATGGATATATTAGAAAAGAAGTTAAGGGAAAACGTGGTTTTAGGTATGAAAAAGACTTAACTCCATATCTTAATAATAAAGGGGAAATTAAATGATACATGAAATAGGTTTGCATAAAGTGCAGTGTCAAGACATTATGCATGGTATAGACGATTTAATGGGTAATGATAAGGTAGATTTTTTATATTCTGACCCACCTTGGGGTCAAGGCAACTTAAAATATTGGCAGACTATTAATAATCGTCATACTGGCATGGAACGAAATGAAATAGAGTATAACGGATTTTTAAGTAGATATTTTTCCATAGTTGAAAAGTACCTAAAAGATGTTGCTATAATTGAATATGGCGAAAAATGGCGTGATGATATTATAAAAACTGTAAAAGACTTTGGATTTAAGCATCATGGTTCTTGTACCTCTTTGTATGCAAGCGGTTCTAAGCTTTATCCTGTTGATATACATTTAATAAGTAAAAGCGGTAATTATGAATTAACACCAGAATTTATCAAAGGTTGTTACGATTTAAGGGGCTTAAAGTTAGTAAAGCACGCTTTTAAGTCTTATTTGCCTCAAGACGCAAAGATGGTATTAGACCCTATGTGTGGAATGGGATATACTGCACAAGCCACCATAGATAATGATTTGATATTTAGGGGCAATGAATTGAATGCTTTAAGATTAGACAAAACTATTAATCGTCTTAGAAAATCAATCTAGTGGTAAAAATTTTAACAAAGCAAAATGTCTGGGACGCTGGATTAGAAAGAATTAGATACTTATTTGATGAGTTTGATGAAGTATGTGTGTCTTTCTCTGGCGGTAAGGATAGTACAGTAACTCTACAGCTTGCTCTTATAGTAGCTGAAGAAAAGGGTAGATTGCCCTTAACAGTTCAATTTCTTGATCAAGAGGCAGAGTGGCAAAATGTAATTGATTATATGCGCGTTGTTATGACGGATAAGCGAATTAAACCTATGTGGTTTCAAATGCCTATACGTTTAACAAACTCTACATCAAATGAAGACCATTATTTAAATTGTTGGGAAGATGGTGCTGAGTGGATGCGTGAAAGAGAACCATATGCAATAACTGAAAATGTATATGGAACAGATAGATTTCATAAATTATTCGCTCAAATCTATAAGCATCACTATCCAGATAAGAAAGTTGCAGTTTTAGCTGGCGTTAGGGCTGAAGAAAGCCCAGCAAGATTAATGGGTCTTACTGTTAGTGCAAGCTATAATTGGATTACTTGGGCAAAGGTTCATTGCAAGAAAAAGCATCATTATACATTCTATCCGTTATATGATTGGTCTTATACAGATATATGGAAAGCTATTCACGATAATGAGTGGGAATATGCAAAAGCATATGATTATATGTATCAGTATGGAATACAGCCAGCTAAAATGCGTGTTTCTAATCTACACCATGAGACAGCAGTGCATACTTTATTTTATCTACAGGAAATAGAAAAAGATACATGGGATAGGCTTACAAAAAGATTAGGTGGTATAAACCAAGCCAAGCACGCTAAAAAGTCTGAAATATTCCAAGCTCCTACAAAATTGCCTTATATGTTTGTAGATTGGCGTGAATATAGAGATTATTTACTTGAACACTTAGTAACAGATGATGCTTACAGGGAAGCAATGCGTAAAAAGTTTGCTAAAATGGAAGAAAACTATTCTCAAATGGTTGGAATAGAGAAAATGTATAAAGTTCATATTTCTACTATAATGCTACAGGATATTGATTTTACTAAGTGCATTAACTTTGAAAGCAATCCCCAAGCAAAAATTTATAGAAAATGGCATAGGGGCGACCCAAAAGATCATGACAGAATAAGAAAGTCTCCATATAAGCAATGGTTGCCAGAAATTTTGTAAATAATTAAGAAAGAAGCTTAAAATGCACATTTTAAAAGATATTAAAGACGCTGTTAGCACATTAGATGATAGTGCAAAGCTAGAAATGATTGAAAGTATAAAAGATGTATTGCACGAAATAACTCCAATACAACAACCTATAGATAGAGTTAGATGGGTGGATTTGGATAGTGTAGAGGCAAATGATTACAATCCAAATAGTGTAGCTGGAAAAGAAATGAGATTACTTTATACATCAATTAAACACGATGGGTATACACAGCCTATTGTGACTATATTTGATGAAGAAAAGCAAAAATATATTATTGTTGATGGCTTTCATAGATATTTTACCTGTAAATCTAATGATGATATTAAACAAAGAAATCATGGTAAGTTGCCTATTGTTGTTATTGAGAAAGACATTAATGACAGAATGGCGGCAACAGTACGGCATAATAGGGCAAGAGGGGCGCACAGCATTGATGGCATGGCTAATATGGTATTCTCAATGCTTGAAAAGGGCTGGAAAGATGAAGACGTATGTAATGAGCTAGGTATGGAAGCAGAAGAACTATTAAGGCTAAAGCATATTACAGGTTTCTCTAAGTTATTTGAAGATGCAGAGTACAAAAAAGCATGGATGACTAAACACCAAATTAAACTTAAAAAAGCTTTTGAAAAACAAAATACTGGAAAGTAGTGAAAATAAGTGATAATAGTAAGCATATGACTAACAAGATTGATGAAGACTTAAAACGCAAAATAAAAGATGAATTTGTGCATGGGTACATGGATGGTGAGGGCGTGCGTCAATACCCAACTATACTTGCTTTATCTAAGCGTCATGATGTAGCTAATGTGTCGTTGCATAGACGTTCAAAGTCTGAAAATTGGCAAGCTGAAAAAAATCGTGTGCAGACCGAGTACGAGAATGCAGTTACCAAAGAGCGTATGGCAAAAATGTTAGCTTATGGAACAAGGCTTGATGATAATGCTATTAATCTTGCTTTGGGTATGATGGGTGACGCTGGTAGGCGATTATCCGAAGACGTTCAAAATAGAGATAGATTAAGGCAATTATCAGAATTGCCAGATGGATATGAAAAAGATGAAGAATTAAGTAAATTTTTTCTAACAACAAAAATTTTGACTACACAGGACATTAATAGTTTGGGACATGCAGTAGCAAATGCTCAAAAAATTGGAAAATTGGCATTAGGTCAAGCGCAAGAAATAAGCAAGGTATCAGCAAATGTTGAACTCCCAGAAAGCCTACGAGAAGTTCTCGACCAGTTGGACGAACTTGCAGAACAAAAAGCATCAGGGGCACAGCACACTTTACAGTGATTGGGTGAATATGGCACGCCCACATCAAATTACCCCAAAGGGTGATTGGGGTGTTTGGTTGATATTAGCTGGTCGTGGTTGGGGCAAAACTATGGTTGGTGCATTCGATACCATGCTTTATGCGCTTAATAATCCAGAATCCAGATGTGCTGTTGTTACTCCTACATTCGGTGATTTAAGGCGTGTTGCTTTTGGTGGTGTCTCTGGGATTATGAATTGGCTACCAGAAGATTGTCTTTTGAAGGGTAGGGGGCAGGGATATTCAAGTTCAGCCGCAGAAATAAGACTATACAATGGGTCAATTATACAAGGCTTTGCGGCGAGTGAGCCTAAAAGATTGCGTGGACCACAATTTCATAGAGCATGGTGTGACGAGATAGCGGCGTGGCAATATCCAGACGCATTTGATCAGTTAATGTTTGGCTTGCGTCTTGGGGAAAATCCTCAATGCGTAATAACAACAACGCCAGCACCAAATGATTTAACAAGAAGATTAGTAAAAAGAACCAATACAATCATCACTAGGGGTAGCACATTTGACAATGCAGCTAATTTGTCCGAAATCGCGGTTGCACAGCTAAAAGATAAATATGAAGGCACTAGATTAGGCCGACAAGAGCTATATGGCGAAGTGTTAGATGATTTAGAGGGTGCTTTATGGGGATATGGTGTAATTGAAAACAATAGGGTTTCTTTGGAAGATTTGCCAGAATTCAATAGAATTGTAGTAGCGATAGACCCAAGCGTTACAAATAATGAAGATAGCGATGAAACAGGAATAGTTGTAGCGGCTAGGTGTGATAATAATAAGTATTATGTGCTAGAAGATGCTTCACATAAGAACACGCCTGATGGTTGGGCGCGTAAAGCTGTTAGCCTTTTATACACATATAATGCAGATAGATTGATAGCAGAAGTCAATAATGGTGGAGATTTAGTCGAAAGAGTGATAAGAACTATAGATATGAACGTTCCATACTCGTCAGTCCATGCAAGTCGTGGTAAGCTAGTAAGAGCAGAACCTATCGCGGCGTTGTATGAGCAAGGCAGAGTACACCATGTCGGGATACACAAAGAATTGGAAGATCAGATGGTCTCTTATACACCGAATTCCAGAAAGTCGCCAGACAGAATGGATGCCTTAGTGTGGGCATTAACAGAACTGAGCGCGTCTACTGGACAGCCAATGTGGAGAATTAGCTAATGGCCTTTTTTGATTTTTTAAAACGAAATGTTGTAAGTAATATGGAGCTTAAAGAAGCACCTAGAATTCATATGCAACAAACAACGCCATATCACAACAGATCAGATAATTTTAAATCCTATGCAACTGAAGGCTATCAGCAAAACGCAATAGTTTATAAATGTGTTAATGAAATATCTCAAGCCGCCGCGTCAATTAACTTTAAAGTTTTTCAAGGGGAGGTAGAGCTTGAGCAACACCCTTTAATTACACTTTTAAATAGACCTAATCCAATACAGGCTGGCAATGAATATTTTCAATCCCTTTATGCGTATATTTTATTATCTGGCAATAGTTACGCTATTAGTAGCACCGCTGGCGGCTTGCCAAGCGAACTACACCTTTTAAGGCCAGATAGAGTAGAAGTAATTCCAAGCAATAACGCTATTCCAAAAGGTTATAATTATAAGCTAAACGGAAAAGTTGTAAAAACATATGAAGCAGACCCATTTACAGGACAATCTGAAGTAAAGCATTTCAAAACTTGGAACCCGTTAGATGATTATCTAGGCATGTCACCGCTTATGGCGGCTTCAATAGATGTTGATCAACATAATCTCATAGCAAAGCACAATATAGCATTGCTTGTTAATGGAGCTAGACCATCTGGGGCTGTAATATTTAAGCCTACAGACACATCTGGCAACCCAATGATGATGTCAGATGTTCAAAGAAAACAGATTAAAGATGATTTAGACCGCAGAATGAGTGGAACTAATAATTCTGGTAAACCTATTTTGCTTGAAGGCGACTTTGATTGGAAAGAAATGGGTATGTCACCGCGAGATATGGATTTCTTGCAAAATAAAAATATGGCGGCAAAAGATATAGCACTTTGCTTTGGTGTTCCATCACAGTTAATTGGAATACCAGATAGCCAAACATATTCTAATCTACAAGAGGCTAGATTGGCAATGTATGAAGAAACCATCATACCTTTGGCAATGCGAGTTTGTAATGACCTTAATGAATGGTTATCCCCTTCATATGGCGACAACATCAAAATAGATTATGATTATGACGCTATTCCAGCAATGGTTGAACGCAGAAGGCGTGTATATGAAAATGTTACTGCCGCAGTGCGAGAAGGTATCATAACACGAAATGAAGCGCGTGAAAGACTAGGATTAACACCGATTAATGGTGGCGATGATGTATTTATTGCGGCAAATCTATTTCCACTTGGAAGCCCTGTAGTGCCACCCGCAAACGGAAATGATGCTGAAGACGATGCAAAATCAGCATATGGTGAGACAAAACTTGATGAATATCCAGACGGCGAAGCAGTACCAGATGAATTGCCGAGTGCATACAGAATGGGAAATACAGATGAAAGATGTGGAAATTGCTCATATTATGAAAATAATTACTGTGATTTGTTCGATGCAAAGGTAAGGATACAATATCTTTGCAATAAATGGGACGAAGCTGACGGAAATACAGAAAAAGCAGAAAGTGACATAGACACTAAGCCTACAGAAGCAATGGCGGTAAATGGTAAGCGTGCTTTAGATTTGCGTAAAGAATATAAAAGGGGAATGACATCTGTTGGAGTTGCCCGTGCAAATCAATTAATTCGTAGAGATAACCTTACACCTAAAACAGTAAGAAGAATGAAATCTTTCTTTGCAAGACATGAAGTAGATAAAAAAGCTCAAGGTTTTAGGCGTGGAGAAAAAGGTTATCCAAGTGCTGGCCTCATAGCATGGCTTGGTTGGGGCGGTGATGAAGGTCAATCTTGGGCAAATCGCAAGGTCACACAATTAGATAAAGAGCGTGACAAGTCTTACGATATAGAAGAATTTTTCTCTAATGAAGATATTATGGATGTAAAAGCTAAAATTAGTGAGGCTGTTAAAAAGGGTCTTGCTGAAAAGGTTAAAGAACATAATGAGAAGCATGGAGACAAAAAAGGTAAAAGAGTTACCCAAAGAATGCTTGAGGCCGTATTTAAGCGCGGTGTAGGTGCTTATCAAACAAATCCGCAAAGTGTACGCCCAAGTGTAAGTAGTGCTGATCAGTGGGCGTATGCGCGTGTCAATGGTTTCTTGAGTGCTGTAAGAACAGGACGATTTAAGCGCGGTAAATATGATACTGATCTATTACCAAAAGATCATCCTTTAAGTTCTAAGGATTAAACTTTAAAAACAGGAGTTTTTATGGCCTATGGTTTAAATGTATATAAAACAAGCGGAGGTGTAGGGTTTTCGTCAGCAGATGTTACTTGGCAAACTTTAGATCAATTTACTGTAAATGCTAATGCTACAGTATCTAATACATATTCTGTAGCATCTGGCATGACCATTATAGCTCAAAGGCAATTAGTAGACGTACCACCAAATTCACAAGAAGATTATGTTCCTAATATTTCCATTTCTGGAACTACAGTAACAGTTTCACCACAATCAGGCTTATCTTCATCACAATGTATAGTGCATGTATTAGCTCAAGATACTTAGGAGCGAATTATGAGTTATGGATTTGTAGCCGTAAATGATAATGGTAAAGTCATTATCAGTGATCAAATAGAAAATTTACACTTTCTTGGAAAAGCAACAAGAGGTGGAAACAATAGTGATTTTGCAGATTTTCCTGATTATACTTCAAACTTCGATGCACTTGATGGTAGGACTATTCATTATTACACTATAACTTGCACAGGTACACCAATAGTTTTCATAAAGCCTAATGATTATTCAAGATGGTATGGAGTGATCAAACAATCAGTAAGCGGCACAACATGGAGCATTGATGTAATAGTTAGTGGAACATCAACATCAAATCCACCAGATTTATATTGTTTTGTAAATGCTGATGATGCTCCAGCAAGTTCAGAAAATTATGGTATGCAAGTTTTTAAATCAAATGGCACAACAAAAACATTTGATAGCAGAAGACAACCATTGGCAATTACTGGTGGTGGTAATGTTATTGCGCCTACAGACCCTACTAATGGAACTGGCTTACCCACTCATACAACTGGGCATCCTTGGAATACTGCTACAAATGATCATGATTTTAGGTGTAGCAATCAATACAACCAATACAATGATACAAATATTAATACAACAAATACAATGTTTTCGTGTCCTTCATTAGCACAGGCTGTATATAAAAGAAGAATGGATGGATTTAAAAGATCAAGGTCAGGTTATCCATTATTTCAAACGCAAGATCATTATTCAACGGCTCAATGGTTTGGAATGTATAGGAGCGCATTTAGATTAAGAACAAATTATTTTGACGCTGGATGGGCTGTTTATGCCGCTGGTTATTCTTTTAGTTCTGTATTCGAAAGTGGCGGTTGGCTTGGTGGCGGCGGTGGTAGTTATTCATCTGGCACTATGCCTTATGACCCAAAAACAATAAATCTACAAACAAATGCTTATATTATAGCTGACAGTTCGAGGTATAATTAATGGAAAATGGTGAATATGTTTATATCAATAATGGAGAAGTATATAAGCAAAATGTGTTTTTTAGTGGAAATGATAAAAGTAGATTTAATTATATAGACGATTATACAGACGACCCAATAGTTCCAACAGCTCATGTTAAAGATAATGGTACAAAAATATATGTATCAACAAGAGAAATGCGAGAATATTTAGGCATACAATCAGGAGAAAGCCTTACTGGATATGATATGTGTCCAGATGTAAATTTATGGTGCTTTAAGGGTTATTATACTAATGATTTTCCTGAGTATGATTTGTATTTTAAGGTAGATAATTCAACACAACTTAATCAGATAGCTAGTTATTACAACTTACCATACCCAATAGATCAAACAATTACAGATAAATTAGATAACGATTACGTTAGTTTGAGTATGTTTGCTAATCAAAGTAATTACATAGTCTTAGGTGCTGTTAGATTTGAAAATGATAATCCAACTTTATTGAAAATGTATTGCTTAATAAAAACTGAAGATAATAAATCTGCATTGCAATCAGGAACGGCATATACAAATAATGGCAATGTTTTTGAAAAAGGTATGCAGTACATTACACACGGAAAAGATGGCGTAAAATACAGTAGTAAAATTGGTGATAATATTACTACAGAATATACAGATATAAAATATACCATATCTGAAGGCGACCCATTTATGTCTTGGAAGGCTACCATAACAGATGCAAGTACAGGAATAGTAAAGACAAAATTTTATGAGTCTTCAAAGTCTGTAAGAAAAGCAATAGCAAATTATAATATAGGTAGTGATTTTGAAAGTTACGATAAATCACCCAATATCAATTACTGGTTAGGTCGTAGCTATATTGAAGATGGTGAAACCGAATTGTTTTTCAATGCGGAAAATAGCGATATGTTAGACGTTGTATGTGCTTATTACAATTTGCCAATACCATACAATGATGAAGTAAAAGAATTACTAAATAATAATCGTACTTTAATAAGATTTAAGTCTTATGACTTGAATAGACTTGGAGAGGGTAATTTTGTTGAATTAGTAATAGCTGGTGTTGTTTTTGAAAATGATG